AGTGAAGCCGCCGCTTGGTGGATCGCGCTGGGGTTCCCGGATCAAAGCGAAATTGAGGCGAAGAAAGCTGCGGGCTTCCGGATGTGGCCCGCCGAGCTTTCGTGGAAGGAAAAGCCATGAAGCGCCTCCCCGTCCACCCGCTTGACCCTAGCCGCCCATGGCCGCCCCACCTTCAATGGTATGCGATTGTCACTGAACCTCGGGCAGAGTTCACTGTAGCGCGCCGGTTTGAGCATGAGGGCATTTTCACCTGGACGCCTACGCGCGAGAAGGCGGCACCACTCAGCTCCCGCAACCATAGGCGCAGTTGGGCGAAGTTGACGAGCAAGCCAGTGCCGCCGCGAACACAGCCGCCCGTCCCGATCTTGTCCGGTTTCGTGTTCGCCGGTTTCACGGCCCCGCCGCGTTGGTTGAATGTGCGGGCCATGCAGAACGTAATTGACGTCGTGTCAAACAACCACGATCCGCTCCGCATCAAGGCTACCGAGCTAGCCAGGTTTCGGGACAGTCTCCAGAAGGCCACAGGGAAGGCGCTAGAGGGCCTTGAATTGAAACTAGGCACCAAGTACCGGCTTGTACTCGGCGGCCTCCTAGAGGCCCCTGAGGTCTTTCTAGATCACATTCCGCCCAAGGGGCCGGGTGTGTTCATCAAAGGCTTGTTTGACGTTCCGACGAAAGTTAACCGTGACCAACTGGAGGAAATTCCCCAATGACCGATTTTTCGCTTCCGGTAGAACTTGTTGCCGAACGCTTGGCCAAATCGCGGCAAAAAAACCGCAGGCAACTGGAGGAAATCGCATGAGCGAAGAGATTGAGGTTACAGAGGGTATGGTGGGCGCAGGATCGGCTGCGTTTTGGGAGGTTTTGACTGTTGATCTCGATGGAGACATTGGGAATGTCCATGCCACTGTTGCTGCCATCTTCCGCGCCATGACGGAAGCCCAGCGGGCCGAAAGCGCCAAGACGGGGAAGCCCTAAAAATGCGCTTGAACCCATGGTCAAAATTCGCTAACCGTATGTTCCATAGTGATTTGCGGGACCTATGGGGCCAGTGCGCTATCGCGCCTCCCAGCCGCACCGGGGCACAGTAGCGCCGGAATGGGATTGTTTGTCTCAAGTTTTGGCCGCACTTGGTTCCGGAGCCTAGTGCGGTGTTTTAAGCCTAGACGGATGCATGAGCGGGGGACACCCTGCGGCATTCGAGACAAGCGGAGGGCGGGGGCTAGGGGTCTCAGGCGCTGCGGCTTTCAAACTTTTCTGCACCGATACTCAGCCGTGGAGAGGATAAATACCACGGGTCGCTATAGGCGCGGCAGGGTTGCACCCTGCTTAGTCGAGGTAAATTCGGGGTAGCTCGACGAGCGAAACAAAAATCCCCGGCCAATTTCCTAAGTACCCCAGCCCAGCTCTGCCACAAAGCCTAGGGATGATAATGGCCCCTAGGGGGGTGCGCCAGATTAGCGGAAGCATCGGTTAACGCCTCCCTCTTGAAAGCCCTCGACAGGCGTTTTGTGACCGGAGGGGGTGCCCTTATAGTAATTCGGGGCAGCGTGCTTCCGCTAATCCGTTCAGTTGGGCAATGCCCCGGGGTTCGCGTGGCGAGCCGACTTAGCTGGAACGCTTTTTGAAACATCCTTGGTTCAAACGTTCTGCGTACCAGGGATGGCCCTACCCGGAAGGATGGGCCCGGCGTTCCTGCTAACCTATATCAGGATTGATATGATACATTGGGATCGTCAGAAAATATCCGCAGTCCATTGCCTCCAGGACATCACGGCACAGCTCCGGCACAGGCCTTTCCCCGGCTTCCCACTGGGCCACATAGCGGCCCGGGTCACGGCCCCCATAGTAGAGGGCGCGGCCTAGTTCGGCTTTTGTGAGCGGCCTCCCTAGGCCGATACGGTGGCCTAGGGTTTCGCGAACGGCAGTGATTTCAGATGGTTTCACCAAGCGGCTCCGTATGTGGTGTCAGCTACCGCCTCGAACCTGTCATATTCGTCTTTTGCTAATGCGAAGTTAGTCATGTCGTCCTCCTGTTGATGAGACCAAAATACACCTTTTTAGCGTATCGTCCAATCACATATTAGGTATTATCTCGGCCCTGAGTTGTGATCGGCCCCCTGTTGACACCTGTTGCCGATGTGGTAACAAGAGACCATGACTGACAAGCCAGGGAGGCGGGGAAGTGAAAAATCATATTAACGTTCCTCGATTGCCCCTCTTGGTGAGATACGAACAAGCGTTCGGAGCGAAGGCAGCGTCAAACTTCGACTGGATCGACACCGAAGCGCCCGAGCCCTACTGGGCTGCTGATGATGAAATCCAAGCCTCGGCGAACGAGCAAGACATCGGGGCTCAATGCCAAGCAGGACAGTTTCACGCCAGCCCCGAGGGTGGGGTAATGGCCAGGGCGAGAGATAGGGGGAACGGATGAGTGCTTCGCCGCCAAAGTTAGCCCGGACAATTACTATGTGTGACACATGACCTTACAAGAATTCCTCGAAAGCAAAGGCATCGCGGCCAAGGGGGCCGTGAGCCCCGGCAATTGGACATTTGGCCATGAGATGGCCCCCCCAGATGGGGCATTTCTAGAAATCCAGGGATATCGCTATTGGATAAGCCCTCAGGTCGAGAGCCAGTTCGAGCCTGCATTCCAGAACATCTTGGATTCGGCAGCCTCCCATGGGCTCAAGGTGAAGGTATGACCGGCTCCATCTCAAACGAGCGCTTCCGTGCCGCTACGGGCCGGGCCCCCTCGGTAACCGAGACATTGAGGCTTCGTTGCCCTCGCCCAGGTTCGCCCGGCCATGAGGCCTGCGGTTGGGATTATGTCAAAGAACTCCCCATGTGGGAAACCGCACATCACAACACGGTTCCGGACAATCAAGTGGTTGACCGTCTCAACGCAATCAGCAACAGCGCGGTCACGTCAGCTTCAATGGAAGACCTACACCACAGCCCGGCACTCGACAGGCTACTGGACGGCCCAGGGCTGTTGTCTCCTCCGCTCCGCCAAGACATGATGGAATCCAAAGGCCTGTCCTACGGTGACGACATTCTGAGCGACCCGGATACCCTCAAGGCCCTGCGGCAAGCCCACAACGCCGCGATGTTGTCCGGAATTGGCTTTATTCAGATTAATTACCTGGACGGCAAGCTCTCGATAGCCCATCTCAAGGGCCCGATGGTCTATATAGGCGAACCCCTTGCCGCACCGCAGCAATCCAATTCGCAACCGCAACAAGATATTGCACCGCAATAAGAAAGCTATTCTGTATGGTAGGCACCCCATCATCTGGCAGTAGGAAGGACAAAATCTTCCGTGCAGCCATCTTGCGTTGTCTCGATGGGGCCAAGCTGGCGACCGTAGATTCATTAGCCGAGCAGGTCATCGCGACCGCTATGTCTGACGGCCCGTTGAAGATGCAGGCCCTCAAGGAAATTGCTGACCGGCTTGACGGCAAGCCCGCACAGGCGATTGTCGGGCCCGATGACGACGAGGGCAACCCAACGGCAATCATGCTTAGAATTGTAGACGGTGCGATCAAGCGAGATTGAGGTCCATGTCCCCCGTGCGTTTGCGCCTTTGTTGCAGCCTAGCCGCTTCAAGGGTGCCTATGGGGGCCGGGGCGGGGCAAAGTCACATCACTTCGCGGAACTGCTTATCATCCGCATGTACGAGGCCGCCAAAAGGGCGGTGTGCATTCGCGAGGTCCAAAATACCATCAAGGACAGCGTAAAGCTTCTCCTGGAGGACAAAATCCGCAAGCTTGGGCTTACGGGGGCCTTCGAGATAACGGAACGCGAGATCAAGTGCCTGACCAACGGATCGCTTTGCATCTTCCGGGGTATGCAGAATTTCAACGCCGACAACATCAAGAGCCTTGAGGGCTTCGATATCGCATGGGTAGAGGAGGGCCAGACCCTAAGCCAGCGCAGTCTTGATTTGCTGAGGCCGACAATCCGCAAGCCCGGCTCGGAACTGTGGTTTAGCTGGAACCCCCGCTTTGAAAGCGACCCTGTTGACAAGTTCTTCCGTGGCGGAGGCGACCGCCGGGGCATGATATGCGTTGAGGTTGGCTATCAGGATAACCCGTGGTTCCCCGAAGTGCTCCGGGACGAAATGGAGGACGATTACCGGATCGATCCCGAAAAGGCCGCTCACGTCTGGGGTGGGGGCTATGAGCTTATCACCGAGGCGAACTACTACGCCAAGCTGATCAGCGCTGCGGAACGCGAGGGCCGAGTGGGGAATTTCCCGCACAACCCAGCCAAACAAGTGGTCACGAGCTGGGATATCGGGGTGGACGACTACACGGACATATTGTTTTGGCAGGAATACACCGATCACGTCCGGATCGTGGACTTCTATGAAATCGACAACGCAGGGATCGGGGAAATCCGTGACCTTGCGTTGCCGGAACTAAACCCCAGGCTGGCGGAAGCGGCCCAACAGATGATCGAGCTAGGCCGCCCTGAGCCGTTCCAGTACCGGCATCACAATTTCCCCCACGATATCAAGGTCAGGGAATGGGGAGCCGGCGCGAGACAACGCAGCCTCACGGCCATGGAGCTGGGGATCAAGCCTATCCATCCTGGCGTCCAAACCGACCCTGCGGACCGGATAAACGCTGCGCGCAAGCTTTTGCCCTTGGTTTATTTCAACGACACCCCTAGGATCAGGATATTGATCAACCACTTGCGGCGCTTCTCACGTAAGAAGAACGAGCTGCTAGGCGTCTACACGGGGCCGTTACATGATGACCACATTCACGCTGCTGACGCTTTTGGCGAGTATGCGATCAATTGCCCGCTGGTACGCGATCCAGCCATCGAGACACCTAAGCCCCGTGCGCTGCCGGGCCAGATCTACCTGCCGGGCCCGCCGGAACCTAGGCAGCCGGGCCGCATAAGGCTATAGTCAAGTTTGCATTCATGCCAACCGGTGCCGCCAATCACGGCAAAACACCAACCAGGAGTTGATCTATGACCCTACAGGAGTTTTTGGAGGCCAAAGGCCTGAGGCCGCATGGCGAGTCCAGCGAGTGGCCATTTGGCTTTGTGATGGTTGATGACACCACGGCGGCATTCCCGGTCGCGTCTCAGGACGGGGCCTCGACATCAACGCTCATGATGGCGGATCCGGACGGGGCTGAGTGGCCTGCCCGGTGGGCTGACGTGGAAGCGTCGCTTAGGGATATGGGCGTCCAGACACCCGGAGACGCCCCTCCGGAGCCCGCTGTGAAGCGAAAGAAATAGCCAGTGGACGACGCCCCGGCGACAGATAAGCCCAAGATGTCTGGAGACGCCAAGCCGTGGCTTGACGCCATCCAGGACGCCATGGGGTATTTCGATGCCTATCAGCGCAAGGGCGATTCCATAGATAAGCTGTACGCCAATCTGGAGAAGATGGCCGAGGGCAGCGTAGACCGCGAGTTCAAGGCCTTCTGGGCCAACATCGAGGTCATGAAGCCTTCGATCTATGCCCGCCCGCCCGTGCCGGTTTGTACGCCCAGGCATAAGGACCGGAAGGAACTGCCCCGCGTGGCCGCTGAGTTGTTGGAGCGCGTCATGATGACGAGTTTCGACGTCTCGGGCATGAGTGATAGCATGTTGATGCTCCGCGATGACGTGTGTATCTCGGGACGCGGCGCCATGTGGCTACGCCTGGAAGAGGACGAAAAGGGCAAGCGCATCTGTTATGACCATCTGGACCGTCACGACTTCTTGCACGAACCTGCCCGCAAGTGGCGGGAAGTCGGTTGGGTGGCGCGCCGCGAATGGCTGACAGCCCCACAGGGCGTAAAGCGGTTTGGCCAAGAGTGGCTGCACGCCGGGTTCATCGAGGGCACGCTCGACAATGACCGGCGAGACGACAAGTCGGCTTACAAAGGCGAGCGCAAGGCAGAGGTTTGGGAGGTTTGGGATAAGGCCTCGAAGAAAGTCTATTGGGTCAACAAGAGCATTCCGAAGCTGCTCGATGAGCAAGACCCGATCCTGAATCTTGAGGGCTATTTCCCTTGCCCGCAGCCTGCCTATGCGACAGTCCAGCGCGGCTCGCTCATTCCGGTTCCGGATTTCGTCTACTACAAGGACCAGATTGAGGAGATCAACGAACTTACGGCCCGGATCGGAGGCCTCAGCCATGCGCTGCGCATGAAGGGCTTCTACGCAGCAGGGACCGATGGTATCGGGGACGTGATCGAACGCGCCCTCAAGGATATGGACAACCGGGCGCTCATGATCCCGGTTCCGAACTTCGCCTCTCTGGGGGGCAGCCAGCTCAAGGACGCGATTGTGTGGATGCCGGTCCGTGAAGTGGCTGAGACGGTCAAGATTCTGATTGAGCTTCGCCGCCAACACATCGACGACATTTATCAGATCACCGGCCTCAGCGATATCATGCGGGGCAGCACCGATCCAAACGAAACCCTCGGGGCCCAGGAACTCAAGTCGCAGTACGGCAATATCCGGATTCGCGACAAGCAAGCGGGGTTGATCCGGGTTGCTCGCGATGCCGCCCGGCTTGCTGGCGAAATCATCGCGGAGAACTTCGATCAAAAGACCATCACCGATATGGGGCAGATGGACCTGCCCTCCGATGAAGAGATTCAGGGCCAAATCCAACAGATCACCCAACAGGTCCAACAGGCCTTGAGTGATCCAAACATCTTGGCGCAAGCGCAGGCCAACCCCGAGCAGGCCCAACAGGCCAAGCAACAGGCGATGGACCAGATCGCCAAGTTGGAACAGACGACCACGATTGAGAAGATCATCGGGCTCTACCAAGAGCAACGGATGCGCCCATTCGTGCTTGACATCGAGACCGACAGCACGATTCAACCGGACGAAAATACCCAGAAGAAACTGGCGGGCGAATTCCTAACCAGCATCGGGGGTTTCATTTCAAGCGCGGGCCCGATTGTGCAGGCCCAACCCCAGATGGGCGGTTTTGTCGCGGAAGCGCTCAAGTTCGCCGCCAGGCCGTTCCGGCCCGGTCGCGCGATGGACCAAGCAATTGACGACCTAGCGCTACAGCTTCAGCAAATGGCCAAAGCGCCCAAGAGCCCCAGCCCCGAGGAAATCAAGGCCCAGATTGACCAAAAGGCCCTAGAGGCCAAGATGCAGGTCGAGCAACAAAAGGGCCAACTGGAACAACAGAAGATGCAGGCCGAAATCGCCATGGCCCGCGAAGAGCACTCGATGAAAATGCTTGAGATGCAGGCCAGCGCGGACTTGGGGCAGGCCAAGCTGGCGCAAGAGAAAGAGATGCACGGCCAACAGATGGAACACGGCAAGATGCAGATGGACCACGATATGTCCAAGCATCAAGACACCATGGCGCAAAGCATCATGAAACAGGACTACCGCAAGCAAGAGCGCGATGACGCCACCAAGGTCGCGAGCGCCAAGGCGGGGCTGCCGGTCGGCTACACGGCGGAGCAGGACCGGGCCAAGTTCGACGGCATCTTGAAGGAACTTGAGCAGAATCGGGAAGTCTTGATGGAAATCCTTGCCAACGTGGTGAAGGAAAACGACACAAGGCACCAGGAAGTCGTGGGAAGGCTCCAGGCCGGAGACCAGACCCGCGAGCACATCATGAGCGGTATCGAGAAAGGCCAGAAGCCCCGCGATATCGTGGCACAATTGAGAAAGAGGAAGGCAAGCTAGATGGCTAACGCACTATTCGACCCAGGCCGGGAGGGATTCCTCCTCGGTGAAATTGATTGGGACACGGCAGTCATCAAGGTTGCGTTGGTTCGCGGCTATACGTTCAACGCGGCTCACAAGTTTGTGTCAGACGTCACGACGGCGGGCGGCACGTTGGTTGCCACCTCGGCGGCGCTGGCCAGCAAGACCGGAACCAGCGGGGTTGCGGACGCGGCAGACGTGACCTTTACCGCCGTGGGGGCGGGCCCGGCGATTACGAGCTATATTGCGTTCCAGAGTTCGGCTGTGACCGGCGGTGCGGACGTGGCCGCTACGGCCCAGCGGTTGATTGGCTTTTGGGATAACCGCTCGCAGGTCGAAATCGCCGTCACGGCAGCCATCTCGGCCACGGCGTTGGTGCCTGAGGACTTGCCAGCCGACTTGGCCAACGGGGCCACGATGACGCTTATCAGTGGAACCGGCCAGGCCTCGGTGGTCACCAGTGCCGCATCGGCGGCAGGTACGCGGGCCATCACGTGCGTGGCCCTGGCCAGCGGCATCACGGCGGGCGCGGTGTACGAATACGCGCGCTCGGGTTCGGTCTTGCCCCTTACGCCAAACGGCAGCGACATCACGATCACATGGGATAACGGCGCAAACCGGATGTTCAAGCTGTAATGCCGCTTTTCGCTGACCGCACACTAGAGACCAGCACCACGACCGGCACGGGCGCGTTGACGCTCGCCGGTGCGGTAACGGGCTATGGGGCATTTTCGGTCCGGCATCTGTTGGGCGAACTAGTCAGCTACGGGGCGGAAGGCGTAGACGCGAACGGGATTCCTATTGGCGAGTGGGAAATTGGTTTCGCGACTCTGACGAACGCCACGACGCTCACGCGGCTTGTGGCTTTGGAAAGTAGCAATGCGGGCGCATTGGTCAATTTCAGCGCGGGCACCAAGCGGGTATGGTCAAACGCCAACGCTCTTCTTGTTCGGGACGTGTTTTCGACGGCTCATGTCAGCGCTTGGGCCGCTCCGGGCCACAATTCTTCTTCGACCCCTTCCCAATACGGCACTACGTCCTTCACCGTGGGCACGGCAGGTATCGCGGCGGGCATGGCCACGACCAACAGGATTACCCGGACCAATCGACTACGATTCCAAACCACAGCCACGGCGGGGACTCTTAATTTTTTGCGCCAAACCGTGATGGCGCGCACGATTGGGGATGGTTCGGCGGGCGGTTTCGTCTTTTCAGCCAGGTTCGGTACTAGCGATGCCGCCGCTGTGGCGGGGGCAAGATTTTTTGCCGGAATGTCTAGTTCAACATCCGCTCCGACCAATGTCGAGCCAAGCGGCCTTCTCAATCAGTTCGGCGTTGCGCAGCTTTCCACAAGCAATAACTTTCAACTTGTGCAGGGTGGTAGCGCCGCCCAGGCGGCAATCGACCTTGGATCAAATTTCCCGGCCAACACGCTTGCCGCCGATCTTTACGAACTCACCTTAATTTCTCCCCGAACCAAGGCGAATCAAGTTCTCTACAATTTTGAGCGTGTGGGTTCAGGGTTTTCGGCGTCAGGCCTGTTTCCCAACGCCACGCCCGGAACCACCATGCCCGCCAACACAACGTTGATGGAAGCCATGTTTTGGCGGACCAACAACGCCACGGCACTCCAAGCCCAATTCGATGTATCCAGTATAATCATATATTCGGATCATTAATCCATGCCTAGCTTTAGGCCTCTCAGTAGCGGCCCCATAAGCAACACCGCACGTCCGTTCGCCGTAGCGGGGCTTACCATAAGCTCCACCGGCATCTCGACAGGAGGGGCCTTCGGGGCCGTCACGTTCACCCTCGGGGCCGTGACGCTCAATTCCGTATCGGTCCTGAGTCAGGAGACATTCGGGGCCGGGACTACCCTCACGGTTGCGGCGGGCGGCATCGCGGCATCGTCGATTGTCAACGGGGAGGCATTCGGCCAAGCGGTCTTGACCGTTGGACCAGTTAGCGTCCCGTCTGACGGCATTCTGTCCCTTGAACAATTTGGCGCTTCGACGACGCTCGCCATTGGGGCTGGGGCGGTCGTGGCATCTTCGATCCCGAGCCAAGAAGCCTTTGGGGCCGTGACGGTCACGCTCGGTAGCGTGACGATAGCCGGGCAGGGGATTGATTCACGTGAAGCATTCGGGCCCGGGTCCGATCTTTTCCTCGGCAATATCCCGGTCCCGCAACAGATCATCATCGACCCCGATGGCTACAATCGAAAGCACCGGGAAGCGGCGGACAAAATCCGGGCATGGGAGGACGATCTAAAGCGGATTGTCGAGCGGGCATTCGAGACCGTGTTAGGCGAGCCCGAGGTCCCGGCCCCGGAAGAGAGGAAGGAAATCAAGCGCACGATCCGGCGCGAGATAAAGCTCCAGGGGGCCTATGAGTCAGTCCAGCGCATCGAAACCCTGATACGCGCTTACGAAACCCAATTGGCGGAAGAGGAAGAGGATGAACTTGCACTTGTGCTTCTCATGGCGGCCTAGATGACCGTCATCATGCGAATCTCCCATGTGCCGCGCCCGGATGCGCACAAACGGGGCAATTTCCCCACGCCGGGCGTCATCACGGACACGATGGCCCCGATCCAATCCATGCTGGACGGCAAGCTGTACGACAGCAAGGCAGCCTTGCGGGCTACCTACCGGGCCGCTGGGGTGAACGAAGTGGGGAACGATTCATCGGTCATGGACCCTAAGCCGGTCAAGAAACCAAAACCGGACAAGAAGGCCATCCGGGCTAGTGTCGAACGTGCCTTTAGCCGCGCCGGACTCGGTGCTTAGGAGACTGCGAAAATGGACGACCAGATTCAAACGACCGCGCCGGAAATCTCTGCGCCCGCGCCCGAAACTCCGGCGGCCGCCCCGGAGACATCCACGCCGGACACTCCCTCGACTAGCGCCCGTTCGGCCATGGACCGGGCCTTTGCAAAGTCCGGCATAGACGAACCCCCGGCCCAGACAGCCCCCACGGCAGCCCCGGTCGCCCAAGTCGCCCCTGCGGCACCCGAGACCTCGCGGGACGATGGCCGGGACGCCCAGGGGCGCTTTGCCCCCAAGGCCCCGGAACTCGCCCCTCCCCCGGCTGACGCAAAGCCAATCGATCCCGCCAAGGTCCCGGCGGTCCAGGACGCTCCGGCACGCCTCAGCCCGGCAGCCAAGGCCGAATGGGCCAAGGTGCCGATCCCGGTCCAGCAAGAAGTCTCACGCGCCATCGCGGAGGCCGAAAAGGGCATTTCCGACTATCAGGCCCGATTCGAGCCCTTGAAGCCATTCTTCGAAATGGCAGCCCGAGAGGGCACGACGGTCCAGGACGCGCTGAGCAACCACGTGCGGCTCGCCCAACAGCTCCGCACCGATCCCGTTAAGGGAATCGAGGAGGTCTTGGCCTTCGCGGGCATGACGCCGCAGCAATACGCCGCGCATGTGGCGGGCCTGCCGCCCCCGGCCCCCGAGGCTTCGCAACAGACCATTGCGGCACTGCAACAAGAGCTGCAACAGCTTCGCGGCCAATTGGGCCAATTTGAACAACAGAATGAACAAAGCCTAGCCGCGCAGGTGCAGGACTTCGCCGCCAAGGCCCCGAGGTTCGAGGAACTTCGCGACACCATGGCGGGATTGTTCAACGCGGGTCTTGCACAAGACCTTGAAACCGCATACAATATGGCTGCCCAGCTCAAACCTGGTGCGCCCCAGCCGGAGGTTAAAACTCCGGCCACACCGGCCCCTGCTCAAACCAATCGGGCCAATCTATCTGTGATCGGCGCGCCCTCTTCGGGCTCAAACCCCGCAAGCCGCAAGCCATCCGCAAGCCCCCGGGACTCTATCAACCGCGCTTTTGCGGCTGCGGGCCTCGGGTAACCCCAACCTCAAGGAGGAGTGCCTAGATGGCTACTTCATCGATTGTATCCCTTGAGCGCTTGCAGGAAACCTTTTCCCTTGCGCTCGAAGACCGTTCGGCGGGGTATAGTGACCTCGTTTCGAACTCTAACCTGATCCTCAAGTATATGAAGGACCAGGGCCAGTGGGAGACCTTTAGCGGCCCGACGATCCGCGAACGTCTGCTCTACAACGAAACCGGCACCTACACGCGTTATGCCGGCTATCAGTTCCTCAACCCCGCGCCTGCCGAGCTGTTCAACGATGCGGAATTCCAGCCTAAGTTGGCTGCCGTGTCGATCACGCTTTCGGGCGAGGACATCTTGAAGAACAGCGGAGCCGCGCAGCTCAAGGACATCATGGCAGCGCATCTCGAAGCTGCCGAACAGGAACTGCAGGACCGTTTTGTGGAGGACCTCCACGCCGACGGGACGCAGACCAACCAGATTGGTGGCCTCCAGCTCGCGATTCCGACGGTTCCGACCGCCGGGGTTTACGGCGGCATCGACCGCGCGACGGTGCCGCTTTGGCGTACTGGCATCTATGATGCCCAAACGGCATTCGGGGCCGGTATCACACAGGTAAGCGCGACCACGATCAAGGGCATGTTTGACAACATCATGATTGATCGCTCGCGTGGCCAAAAGGGTCCGAACCTCGTTGCCAGCTCTAAGGAACACTTCGTTGCCTTCACGGCAGCGACCGTGGCCCTACAGCGCATCAACGACAACAACGGCAAAGGCGAAATCGGTTTCCCGACTCTCAAGTATTATGGCGCGGGCAAGTCGGTTGACGTGTTGCTTGAGGGCGGGATCGGGACCGCGATGCCTGCCAACACGACCTATTTCATCGACACCAAGTCGCTGCGCTTCCGTTACCATCCGGAACGGAATTTCAGCAAGATTGGGTCGAAGATGATGCCGGTCAACCAGGACGCAATGGTGCAGCACATTGGCTTCATGGGCAATCTTACGCTCAAGAACCCGCTCCACATGGCGAAACTCTGGGATAGCAACCCGGCTGCCTAGTAGCCGAGAAAGGATGACAGTATGCCTAACCTTGTTGAAAACTCCACCGGCGTGAACTTCACCGACGTGCACAAGGCCTCATCGGTTACGTTCGGACCTAAGTTCGCGGTTGGCACGAGGATTCGTGCAAACGACCGCGACTATGTTTACGCTCGCGCGACCGGCGCGGTTGCGAACAACGCGGCGGTGATCTTGACCGAACCCGCGATGACGGTCGCCTCGGGGGCCGGGGCATGGACGAACAAAACGGGCGTTGCGCTCGTGTTGGACGATCATGCGTGGTTCCAGCGGAACACGATCTAACGACCTTCCCGGGGGTGGGCTTATCCGCCCCCGGTTTTCTTTCAGGAGATACCATGCAGACTGCCATCGATCCGAATAACCAGAGCCCGCAGGAAAACACCAATCACCTGCACATCGAATTCTTTTCCGAGACCGTCGAGGACGTGTTGCGCACCCGGGCGGAAGGAAAGCCATGTTTCAAGGACGAAGAGCTTGTCCGCATCCGCTACGCGGGCGACAAGAATAGCGTCCTGGTCGCGCCCGCGAATGTCCGGACGTTCTACATCAAGGAACCGGGCGGGCCGGGCAGGCTGTTGAGCTATGCCGAGCGGTTCCCGCGCCACTATGAGGCCTTCAAGGCCAATCAGGTCTATATCGGGGACGGCACGCCGTTGACGCAAGTCACATTCCTGACCGCCGCGCGGGTCCGCGAACTCGCGATGTCGAGCGTCCATACGGTCGAGGCCTTGGCGGGCCTGGACGGCACGATGTTGCAGCGGCTTGGCATGGACGCCCGTGAGCTGAAGAACAAGGCCCAGGCCTATCTGGACAGCACACAGGGCAGCGCCGGGTTGATGAAACTCGCAAGCGAAAATGCCGAAATGCAAACCCATCTGGAGCAACTCCGGTCCCAGATTGCCGAACTCATGGCCGCGAAACAGCCGGTCGAGGTCGCGAAGGTCTCGGCTGACAAGTATCCGGGCTATTCGGACGAAGACCTCAAAAACATCATCAAGGACAAGACCGGGCAAGCCCCCCGGGGAGTGCCGAAGCGCGAGACCTTGGTGGCGATGCTCGATGAAGCGGTCGCGAAGGAAAGCGAGGCAGCGGCGTGACGATTACCGGCCTGCTGGCGCTCGTTTGTCCTCGCATCGGCCTGGCGGTCATCACCGGGCCAATCGCGTCCACGGAACGCCAGTATGTCGAACTTGACGCCTTTGTGAACGAAATGGCGCTCCGGATCGCCCGTCAGCACGAATGGCGGGCGCTCAAGTTTGAGTCCAGCTTTACCGGCAACGGCACCACGACCACGTTCGCGCCCCCGGCGGATTTCGACCGCCTGCCGGTGGACCAAAAGCTGTGGAGCACGAAACTTCGCCAGCCGCTTGTCCAGGTGATCGACGACAACGAATGGCTTGAGCTTAAGGTCAGGCAGTACACGAGCGCTATCCCGCGTTGGTCAATTCAGGGCGGAAGCTTTGAATTCTACCCCGCCCCTGTGGCGGGCGACACGATCCGTTACCACTACATGTCGAATCGGATCGTAAAGCCCAACACGGGGGTGAACAAGGAGACGTTCACGCTCGACAGCGACAGCTACGTATTGGACGACCAACTGCTAAAGCTCGGGACCATCTATCTGTGGCGGCAGTACAAGGAATTGAGCTACGCGGAGGAAATGGCGGACTTCGAGGAATTGAAGGAACGCCTGATTCTCGCGGCCCGGGGGGCGAAAACAATCCGGATCGGTCCCGCGACGGTATCGCGTGATGCCGAGACCGCCTATCCGTTCCCGGTGACCCCATGAGGCAGGCGTTGCGGCGTGTCGCGGCTCCGCCACGCGGGGGCAAGAAACCGATGTTGCTACATCGCGGCTATGCGCCACCGCTGCGGGGTTGGGTTACGGCAGAGCCGGTCGCGACCGCGAAGCCCGGCGCGGCGGTGTTGCTGGAGAACTGGCGGCCCACCACGCGGGGCATTAGGCTCCGGGGCGGGGCAATCCGGCACGCCACGTTGCCGAGCCGCGCCCAAAGTATGTTTACCTACGAATACGGGTCGGTCAAACGGTTCTTCGCCGCAACGGAAACATCTATTTATGACGTCACGACGGTCATCAATCCCCAGACGGTCGTGACCGCAACCGAATTGACCGGCCAACGGGCAGGCCAATGGTCAACCGTCACGGTTTCGAACGCGGGCGGTAACGTGTTGGTGGCCGTCAATGGCCAAGACGAACCTCAGCACTTCAACGGATCAGCCTGGAGCGTTGATCCGAAGTTGACCGCCCCCGGGTATGTGCTCAATCCCTCGACGTTGAGTCACGTCTGGCTATGGAAAAACCGCCTGCTTTTCATCGAAGGCGGGAGCATGAGGGCTTGGTATCTCGGGGTTGACGAGATCGGCGGGGAGTTGAAGCAAATCAATCTCGGGGGCGTGTTTGATCGCGGGGGCGCGCTATATTTCGGCGCTACGGTTTCGTTTAGCGCAAACGACGCTATGGCGGAAATGTGCGTTTTCGTTTCCACCAAGGGCGAATGCGCGGTTTATCGCGGCACCGATCCGGGGGACGCCGATGCGTGGTCGCTGGTCGGCGTCTATGACATCGGGCTTCCGCTGGGCCGGAAGGCGCATCTGCGGGACGCTGGCGATTTGGTGATTGCCACCGAGCTTGGTCTTATCCGGCTTAGTTCCGCGATGGCGGTCGATAAGGCGGCGTTGACGATTTCGGCCATCTCGGGCCCGATTGAACCGGATTGGCGGAACGAAACGTCATTTCGAAAGCCCGGGATCGAATGGGCTTGCGTCAAGTGGGACCGGCAAGGCTATGCGCTAATCACAAGGCCGACCTATGACGGTTCGGTGCCCTATTGCCTGGTTGTCAATCTCACGACCGGGGCGTGGTCCAAGTATGTGGGCTGGGATGGCCAGACGGTTGTGGAATTTGATCGCTGGGTTTATTTCGGAACAACCGATGGGCGGATCATGCGGGCCGAACTCGGGGGCACCGATGACGGGCAACCCTATCTGGCGACGGCAATCTTCCAATACGACCACATCAAGAAGCCGGGCGTCTTCAAGGTCGCGAAATTGGCGCGTCTGACTTTCTTGGCCGGTATTCCGTTCAACGTGAAGCCGACGATTTCGGTTGACTACGTTCAGAAGATCGAGCCCTACCCGGCGGCTGCCACGGACATTCGGCCAATCGGCTGGGATTTGTCCCTCTGGGATGATGGCGAGTGGGATGAGGTCCCGAATGGGATTGACCAAATCAGCACCCGGTGGGTTGGTGTCTATGGGGCAGGGTTTGCACTTGGGCCCGGCCTCCAGGTGACGTGCAACAGCGTCAACACGCCGGATGCTGAACTGATCAGTTATGAACTGATGTACGAGGAAGGCGGGATCGTGGTATGACGCCCCGCCTTGTCTTTGGCGATGAACCGATTTGCCGATGGGTTACGGCCCAGACCAGTTCAACGGGCCTCGTGGGCGTGCAGGGCAACTATCGGGCCATCGGGGTTGCGCGGGGCGACAAGATTTGCGCCGGGTTCGTTTACCACAACTGGAACCCCGGGGCGGGCACGATTGAAATGACGATAGCCGCCGTGCCGGGTAGCCGTTGGGCAAATCGCGAAACCATTCATCAATTGCTCGCCTATGCGTTCATCGGCAACCAATGCCAGCGCATCACGACAATCATTGACGAAGACAATTTTGAATCTCTGAGACTTTCGGACGGCATCGGATTCAAGCGTGAAAGTATCGCGGAACGGTGCGCCCCCGGGGGAAAAAATCTCGTTATCACGCGGCTTTTCGTCGAAGAATGGCGGGCCGGTAAATTCTATCTAGGAGGGGTGCCAGATGGGCAAGCCGAAACCGCCACAGCCCACTGATCCGCGCGTTACCGCGCAGGCCCAGACCAGCACGAGCATCGATACCGCGAACGCGAATTCGGTCCTCAACAATGTTGACCAGATCACCCCCTATGGGAACCTGTCTTACAAGAACACCCCTACATGGGTTACGGACTCGGAAGGCAAGCGGCACCAGGTCAATCGCTGGACGGCCACTCAGACGCTCGGCAAGGGCCAACAGGGGATTTACAACGCCACCACGGCGGCGGGGCAGAATTACGCCGACATCCTCCGGACCCTATCGGGCAAACTCAAGGACACCCGCAAGGACAATTTCAAATTCAGCAATGAGGCCACCGAAGCGCGCTTGATGGAGCTGGGCCGCAAGCGCCTCGATCCCGCGCTGGGCCGGATTCGCGAGACGGAAAATACCCGGCTGGCCAACATGGGGATCGCCTCGGGGAGCGAGGCCTACAATAACGCCATGAAGGACCGCAGCTATGCGGAAAACGACGCCTACAATCAATTGACGCTTGGCGGTCGCGCGTTGGCCAACCAAGAACAACTCACCGAATGGAACCAACCCTATAACGAAATGGCTTCGCTCATGTCCGGATCGGCCATTCAGGGGCCTAATTTCATCTCGCCAAACAACTACAACATCCCGACGACCGACCGGGCGGGTATTCAGGCCAACTACGACAACCAACGGTTCCAGGGCTGGCAGGCCCAAAACCAAAACCGCATGGGACTATTCGGCAGCCTGTTGGGCTTTGGCTCGGGGTTGATTTCAGACGAACGGCTCAAGACCGATAAGCGCCCGATTGGCACCACGCACGATGGCCAGACCATCTGGGCCTTCCGCTACATGGGCGGCGGCCCGGTCCATATCGGGCTCATGGCCCAAGAGGTCGAGCTGACCAGGCCCGAGGCCGTCATGGAACACCCGGCGGGCTTCAAGTTGGTCGATTACGAATTGGCACTCCAGGGGGCCTAACAGATGCGGATGCCGGGATATCTCATCGGGGGCGACACGGGCGAGACGGCGGAAAGCTTGGCGCGAAAGCGCGCCCTGGCGGAAGCCATGATTGCTCGCGGGAGTCAGGGCGGTTCGTCCATCCCCGAGGCCGCGGAAGCGCTCGGGCAGGCCATTGGGGGCCGGTTCCGGATGGCGGGCATCAACAAGGCCCAGAAGGCTGGCGAGACTGCGTTCAATCAACAGTTTGGCAGTATTCTGGGCGGCATGGGAGGTCCCGCGCCATCGGGGCCGATGACGGCTGCACCTCAGCCGGGCCCGCAGGCAATGGTCAAGGCCCTAGGGGGCGGGAAAGACACCGGCACGGGCGCGATGTTGGCCAAGGCGTTGCAAAAAGATTTTGGCCTAACGCCCGGCGCTGCGGCAGGTTTCGCGGGCAATCTCGCGCATGAGAGCGGCAACTTCAAAACCCTTCAGGAAATCAACCCCACGGTCAAGGGTTCAAGGGGCGGGTTCGGTTGGGCACAGTGGACCGGGCCACGCCGCCGGGCCTTTGAGGCCTACGCGAAAACCAACGGGCTCGATCCTTCGTCTCCAGAAGCCAACTATGGGTTCCTCAAGCATGAATTGACCAGCACGCCCGAAAGTGCGGTGTTGAGCAAGCTCCAAGGCGTTGACGATCCGGCCCGGGCGGCACAGATTGTGTCAAAGAACTACCTCCGCCCCGGCGTTCCCCACATGGATTCTCGCATCAACTACGCGGGCCAAATCGCTGGCCAGCTTGGCGGCGGCGGCATTTCGACCGGGACGCCCGTCCAACCCCCGATGCCGCAACCCCGGCCCCAGATGGCCGCCGGGTTGCCAACCCCAACCCCGGGGGCAGCCGGGCCGGTGATCCAGCCGCCCGCGTTCTCGCAGTCCGCTGCGGTATCTCCGCCGGTCGCCTCGCCCCCGGGGCCCACGGCCACGCCGCAAATCAGCGGTGTTGCGCCGACGGGACCCCAGTCAGCACCCCCGCCCCAGATGGCCCTGCCGCAACAACCCGTCATCGAACCCGCTGGCGCGCCGCCAACGCCCCAACAGGCCGCGCCCGAGCCGTTGACCAATTTCGAAAAGCAAGCAATCCGGTTGATGGAAGAGAAGGGCATGACCTATCCGCCCGCTTTCACCGAAAGGCTGAAAGCCAAGGTCCAGGCCCTCCAGGGCTCACAAGGCGACCGGGGAGGCCCCCGGGCCCCGCAGGCCCCCATGGGCCAAGGCGAACCCCCGATGGCCCCTCAGGGGGCTCCGGAACCTGCTGGCGCAGCCCCGCAGGCAGCCGGGCAGCCCGGCATGTCGCCTTCGTTGCAGCAGCTCTACCAGATTGCCTCAAACGGCTACGCGCAACCGTGGCAACGCGAGTTGGCCGGTAAGTTGATCGAACAGCAGATGGCCCAGCAGGACCCGGGCAATCAACTCGATTTGGAGTACAAGAGAGCCCAGATAGCCAAAATGCAGCAAGGGCAATCTCCGGAACCCTATACGCTTAATCCCGGAGACATTCGTTTTGGCCCTGACAACAAGCCGATTGCCCAAGGGGGCCCGCGCGAGACCGGCGGCAACCTTCCGGCTCGGGTGCAAGAGTATAATCTTGCGGTCGAGGACCTCAAGGCCCGTGGTGTCCCGCCTGAAAAAATTCCGTCCATGATTGAGTTTTTCAATCCGAAGAGCGCGGGCATAAGTTTCACCAGCCCCGATGGGACGCAAATTCAGATCGGGGGCACCGGCGGCCAGGGCGGGAACCTTCCGGCGGAAATGGGCGCTCGCATTGGGTTGGGCGAACGATTTAGCCAAGTTGATGCTCCGGAGATCCGGAAGGCAATTCAGTCCGGCGGCGCGACGGGACCGATTGACTATCTTTCGGGCCGACTTGGACGCGGACAAGCGGGCGAAGTGCATCGCCGCATGGCGACAGGCGTCGATGCGCTAGTCCGCAATCTGACGGGTGCGGGCAAGTCCGAGTCCGAAGTCAGGGACTACACGCAACGCTATCTCCCGGCGGTCACCGATGATGCCGACACGTTGGAACGGAAACTGACGGGACTGGAAGCCGACTTGGCGGCGGTCGCGCAAGGCGCGGTTCGAGGCAAGTCCGGCACGCTCAACACTTTGTTGAAGGGGCAAGAAGGCTGGGGCTCAACCGTCGATCAATCGATGAAGGACAACGCGACGAAACCAGTTCAAGCCGCGCCCGCGGCGATAGTTCCGGACCTCCGCCAAACTCCGGACGACACGTCACAAAACCAGCCCGGCATCGGGAGCGAGGGCGACTATGCCCAACCGGCTCCGAAGCCCGGCGAAGTGATCCAGGGCTATCGGTTTAAGGGCGGCGACCCTTCGGACAAGGCCAATTGGGAGCCCGTTCGCTAATGGCCGGACCTTGGGAAGCGTACAAGAAAAAGTCAGACGCCGGGCCGTGGACGCAGTACCAAAGGGCCGCGCCGCAAGACAACTGGTCAGACCTTCCGGGCAATGTTGGAAAAAGCGCCATGGGGGTTGCGTCCGGGCTCTATCAGGCAGTCCGGCATCCACTCGATACCCTAGAGGGAATTGGGCGGCTAGGCAGCGGTGCGGTGAACAACATGGCTCCGGAGCAGATGAAGGCCCTGGACGCCTTCTTGGCCGACCGGGGCATGAAAGAGCCGAGCGACCAACGCGAAGTCACGGCCCAACGGGAACTCGCCGGAGAGGCCGGGAAAGCGTTGAAAAACCGCTACGGCGGGCTCCAGAATATCAAGCATACGTTGATCAACGATCCGGTCGGTTCCGCGATGGACGCTTCGCTATTGTTTGGCGGCGGGGCGGCGGTGGCCGGAAAGGCCTCGACTGCCGGGAAGGTGCTGGGCCGAGCTGCCGAGGTCACCAACCCGTTGACGCTCCCTATGGCGGCGGCCCGCAAGGGCGCGGCCTTGGCTGGCAAGGTGGCGTCCTATCCGGCGGGTCTCACGACCGGCGCGGGCCCGGCATCGATCCAAGAGGCAGGACGGACGGGCGCACAAGGCGGCGAGGCCGCACGGGTGTTCCGAGGCAATATGCGGGGCTCGATCCCGCCAGAAGCCGTCATTGATGAAGGCAAGGCTGCGCTCGGCACTTTGGCGAAGGGCCGTCACGCCCGTTACATGGCAGGCATGGAGCAAACCAAGGCGGCGGCGGAGCCGGTTGATGTTGCTCCGATTGCTCAAGAACTCCAGGGCTTGCGCGAAAGCCTTTTTACCAAGACGCCAGGCAGGCAGTCGATTGACGATGCCGGACAGGTGGTCGATCAACCGGGCGGCGTGTTCCAGGTCGGCACTGATGCCGAGCTGGCCAAGATGAACAAGATCGAGGATTTGTTGCGCGAGTGGCAGTCCAAGCCCGGCGGCGACACCCCGATTGCGCTCGATGCCTTAAAGCGCCGGATTAGCCGCATGGCCCCCGCCGGAGCGGCCGAAAATTCTGGAAATGAATTGCGGCTCATCACCGGGGCCTCGGGGGCGGTCAAGGACGCCATCGTGAAGCAAGTCCCCAGCTACGCGGCGGCGATGAAGGATTACGAGTCCTCGACAAGGCAAATCCAAGAAATTGAGAAAACCCTAAAGCTTGGCGGCAGGGCATCGAACGACCAGGCGCTGCGAGCGCTCCAGAGCATCTTTCGAAACAACGCCAACACGAACTATGGATCGCGCGTCAAATCCGGCGAAGCCTTGGCGGCAGCGGGCGGCAAGACCATCATGCCCGCGTTGGCGGGCCAGATGCTCAACAGCGCGCTACCCCGAGGGCTTTCGCAGCTCCTCGCCGGTGGGGCGGGCTACGGGGCTGCCCTCAGCCCCATGATTGCTGCCGCGCTCCCGATGGCGTCTCCTCGGATTGTCGGCGAAATCGCGCACGCGCTCGGGCGCGCAAGCCGCAAGATGCCGAAACCAGACTTGATGAAATTGCTTGCCGCCGCACAGGCGGGCAAGGCCACGCAACCCGATAGCTCTCGATAGGAAGCCCCGATGCCTCGTAATATCACGACCGGAATCTACGCCCGCCCCGTAGGGGTTGGCAATGATGTGCCCGCGACCAAGATCGGGTCAAACGATTCAAATCGCTGGATCGACGACGTTGAAGCCACGCTTAACCAAGTGTTGCCGATCAACATGGGCGGCACCGGGACCGATAAGCCAGCATCTGCCGAAGGGCTATTTGCTGGGCGCAATGCCTATGACGGCTACCCGGTGGGGTTCATCTATCGGGCAACTGATCGGAACGCTTCCTATATCCGCACGGCCCCGTCGGGCTGGAGTGTGGCGGTTGTGGAAAACGTCCCGGCCTCCCAGTACCTGCCCCATTATCCGAACCGCCCCAATGCGACGACGACCAACGCCTACTTGGTCCCGGCGGATGTGCGGTATATCCACCTTGATGGATTTTGGGTTGATGGAGACGTTGGCGAAAGCACTTACAAGCGCCTCGCCAGTGTGCCGACAACGCTCAAGGTCCACCAATTCACGACCAACGCCGGAACGGTCGCGTGGGAGGCAATCCCGGATCAAGACGGCTGGCTGAACGCGGGTGCGTTTGCGATCAAGGCGAACGATTCTTCCTATGACAGCGCCCCAGGGTTGACGGAATTTTGCCTACAGGTCTGTGCCCTGAATTGCAAAGGCTCCGTTCCTGCCGGGAACATCTATATCAGGACCCAACTTGTATGGGACCTTACCACCGCTTTTGCCGGGGCCCCGATCATATGGGGTAAGGGAAAAGGCGTCACCTTTATCAGGGCCTTTCCGGCAGACTCGGTGCCGGGCCCGGCGTTCAAAATCACAAGCGCTCAGGGCTTGTCAGGAGCCGCCTTACAACATCCTGTCTTCTATGGATCATTTGGCTATTTCTCCATTTCGGGCGCGGTAAGCACGGGGGATCGGTCGCTTTTTTCCATTGGGAACGGGAATGTGCCCGGTTATGTCCCTCCCCCATCGGTCCCTGACGCAACCCTTTCCGACGTGTATTTCAACGGGACGACGTTCACAAATATTGCGGTAGCCAATACCAGCGCTCTCAATGTGGTGGGGAACGGCGCTGAAAACATTAGCTGTAAAATTTATGGGGCTGATGCTTGCGTCTTCGAAAGTTGCAGCTTCGCGGGCTTTAGGTCGCAACCGGGCGGAGCCGGGACTCCATATTTTTACAATAATTATGGGCTCTACGTCGCCCATTTTAACAACTGCGATGTTCGAGGCTGCACGGCGTCCGGCAAAATTGCGATTTCCTTCAAAGAAGGCAAAATCATCGCCAATCGGTTCAACATATTGGTTAGCGTTTCCGGCACCGCACTAAAAATCATCAATAGAACCGCTGCCACTGGCGGAATTTCGGTGTTCAGCAACACATGGAACGGCGGGGCAGTTTCGGACTGTGAATATGGAATCGATGCGCCTTCGCAAGGGAATAACAGGATTTTTGGCGTCTACACGGCAGAAGGAAAGGGCGCGTTTGAGCTTGGCCGCGTGGTCAATCCGACGGCCCGCGATGGCTCATGGGGCGGGCTCGGGTGGATTTGGCCGGATCAAAACTTTGACTGGCTTGGGCGAAACGTTTACGAATTTAATCCGGGGCCTCCGCCGGTCATCGTCTATGCCTTGATGCCGACACTTCCGGCTGACGATAGCGCGATCAACACGACATGGATTCGCAACTGGTTCCTAACTCCGATTGAGATCAGCCTGTACACAACCAACGTGTCACCAGGCTCCAGCTTGATCTATAAGCGAAATTGGGATGACGACAGCATCGCGGCAGGCGGCACGTTGGGTAACATCCTGTATGGGCGTATGCAGGCAAACCTGATGTTTATCCTTGCGCCGGGCGAAAGTTTCCAATGGGTTCACCAAACCAGCACTGGCGCGGGCAACCCGCTTGGCCGCACGATGCGGCTTAGGCAATGGAATGGAACATAGGAGAGATAGTATGCCCCGTAAATCGACTGACGCAATCGTGGTTCACTGCACCGCTACGCTGGAACACCAACCGTTTGCCGTCCCGGCTATCCGGGCCATGCACAAGGCGCGAGGTTTTTCAGATATCGGATATCACTACCTGATCGGCCTCAAGGGCGAGGTTTGGGAAGGCCGCAAGCCCGAAAATTCGGTGGGCGCGCACGTGCAGGGCTACAATTCGAACACCATGGGAATCTCCTATGTGGGCGGATTGGCGAGTACCAATGGGGCGCCGAAAGACACGCGGACGCCGGAGCAACTCCAGGCCATGGCGGGACTGCTCCGCAAGCTTTCGGCCAAGTACCCGAAGGCGGTCATTCTGGGCCATCGGGACCTTTCGGAGGACAAAAACCGCGACGGCAAGATTACGCCCAACGAATGGATGAAATCCTGCCCGTGCTTCGACGCAGGCGCGTGGGCCAATTCCATTGGGCTGCCGGGCGGGAAGTGCATTAACGGCAGATTCTCTCGCCTATCCGTTGGCGCAACCGTTTCACAACCCGTCCCGGTGAAACCCGCAAAGCCGAGCATCATTTCAAGCTTGCCCCCGGAACCCGTACCTTTTTTCCCGGCACCTCCACCAGTTCCCCCAGCTCAAAAGCCCTTTGTGGCCGTTCCGGCCCCACAGGCGGCCCCTACAGCGTCTCCAGTCGTGGCCGCCCCTACCCCGCCCCTAGCCCCGCCGACCCTTGTTGTGGCTAATCCTCCGGTCACGGCGGCCCCCGATCCCGCGCCGCCTCAGGTTTCGACCGGATGGACATGGCCTTTCAGCCGTTTTTGGAGGTTCTAGCCCATGTTGTCGATCCTGGTTTCGGTGCTGGTCGTCGTGGTCGCGTTCTTCGTGGCCGGGGCGATAGTCAAATCGTGACGCTACTCCGCGCCGGGCTCGCCTTTCCATTCTTGGCGGCAGGCGTGTTCTTCGCCTTTGTCGGCGACTCGCTGGTAAATCTTGGGATAGGAATTCAGGGTCAACCATGATTTCAGGCATCACCGCGATTTTGTTGACTGCGCTTGTTTCTGTAGTGGCGGTTGTCGCCATAGCGGCGTTCGTCGAAATCACCCCCGCGCTCGCATCGGTGTTCACGGCGGGGATTACCGTCATAGGGCAGATCGCGATGAAGCACGTCGAAACGCTGAAATAACTCAAAGGAGACCTGCCATGTCAGACGACAAGAAACCCCAGAAAGAAATCATGCCATCCGCGCAAGCGGCGAGCAACGAATTCATGGAACTTCGCGAGAAGGGCTATCAGTTCATGCACCAAGCCGTGCTGGCCTATAACGCCGAGCAGGCCTGCAAGAAGGAATTGCTCAAGAAATACCCCCAGATGATGGTTGCGGACACGGGCGAGATCGAGGTTGCGTTGCTTGGCTTCCTCAAGACCGGAGCCGAGGTCCTGGCCATGCATCGCAAGGCCTCGGAAATTTTCCGCAAGTTTGGCGAACCGCTTCCTCTGCCGCCCGATGACTATCCGACTGACATTCCGGAATTCACCGAGATGGCCACCAGGCCGTTGTTCCGCCGCTAATGACGTTCTGGCCTGATAGCGGGTGGGGGATCGCGTTCGTAACGCTGCTTCTTCTAAGCAGCGTTTACGCAATTTCGACCCCACGCCCTCAATACCGGATCGCCGCCATCCTGTGGGCCGGATGGTTCTTGACGCGGTCAATCGACTACATACAGCACGATGCGACGTATCTGTGGGCCCTGCTCGATGTGGCGTTCATCATGGCCTTCATTCTTGAGGCCAGCACGGCGGCGTTACTGTGCGCGGCATTCTTCGTCGTCCCGCTCAACGTCGATTTGATCGGGCTCTTCACGGAAATCAAGTTCAACGCCGCTGCATCGGTTTTCGAAGGCGCGGGGTATCTCTCAATGGCATTCATGACCGGGGCGGCCTATGATGATCATGGACGTGGTAGCCGCCTTAGCGGTTATCTTGGCAGGCGGGCTTTCAGATGGTCTCATCGTATACACCCTCTACAGGCTCGGACTCCGGCCCCGCCACCTCGCAGACTTACTCGTTAGAGCCTGGAACGCAATTTCCATGGCGGCGAAACGCTTCACAGATGGGTAACGGGAATGGAAACGACGAATACGGCGTCTATGAGCGGCTCGCGGCCCTCGAAACGGACTACAAGCACCTCATGAAAAAAGTCGAGGACAACACAGCGCCGAAGCCGAGCGACAAGTCCGTGTTCGGACTATCTGAAAAGTTCGTTTTCTGGCTGCTCATCATTGCCGCTGCGAGTGGCAATCTACCGGGTGTCATCGAAGCTTTTGCAAAGGTGGTGACCAAATGATGAAAGCCGCAATCGTGTTTGTGCTAGTGCTCCCCGTGTTGAGGGTTGTCCTCGGCTTCATGGGGGCAGGTTTCTAACCCGCGCCGGGCGGCTCCCGGCTTCACAGAAAGGCAACACACATGACTGGACTCAACCCCGCAGCACTCTCGAAAATCAACTGGACTCAGGTGGTTTCCGCAGGCGCGATGCTGCTTACCGTTTTCGGCCTCGACATCGATCCGGCCACACAGGTCAAGATCGTGGCGTTCATCGGCTTCGCCGGTCAGGCGCTGACGATGGTGTTCCGCACGTTCTTCACCGGCGGCGCGAAGTAACATGCTCGCTGGCATCCTGTCCCTGTTTCGCTTGTTGGCGACGGCGGTCGGCTGGGCTAAGACTCGACAAGAGCAAGCCACCGGGGCAGCGATGCAGCGTGGCGCAGACGCGGAGGCGGAGAATGAACGGTTACGGCGTGTGCTTGCTGGCAGGTCTAAGCCTCTTGACGGCGGCCTGCCAGCCCCTGACCCAAACGACCGGGCGGACCGCGAGCCCTAGACCGGCGGCCTGCGACGTGTTCCGCCAACTGTCATACAACAGCAAGCGGGACACGGCGGAAACCGTCAAGGGCGTCCGCGAGCACAACCGGGATTATGGAGCCTATTGCCCATGATCATGCTTTTCGTCGTCGCCTGCCTGTCCGACGATCCGCAGTCCTGTAAGCGGATCGACTTCCCCCAGACGTTCGAAACCAAGCAGGAATGCAACGCCCACTTCGTCCCCGGTATGCTGGCATTCGCCCAGACGTACCCGCAATGGCGCATTCTCTTTATCGGGTGCGGCCCAGAGGAAGTTTCGCTATGAAGGCCACCACAGCCTTATTTCTGTGCCTCCTAGGGGCATCCCATGTGGGGGCGGCGGATGTAGCATACCCCGTCTATGAACCCTTCAAGGCCAAGATACTCCGGGCGGCAGATGGCAACACGTTCACGGCGCGCGCCTTGGATTGCGGCCCGGCGGCGCTGTGTGACTTCACGATCCGCATCTTCGCCCTTGATACACCGGAATCCCGGCGGGGCGGCGGGCTGGCGGGAGCCAAGTGCGAAAAGGAACGCCGTCTCGGCATCATCGCCAAGACGTTCGCGAAGCAAAAGATGCTGGACGAAATCGTAACCGTTGTTCCTCTCCAACGCGCACAGCAGACAGACCCTAGAGGGCGCTTCCTCGCGTCAGTGACGTTGAAGGACGGAACCGATTACGCGAAGATGATGATCCGGACGGGGAACGGCAGGTTCTATGATCCGGCGGCGGCTGGTGATTTCAAGAAGCCGGACTATTGTCACTAGGGCCATCACTCTCTCCTATCTGGCCTATGGCCATTTGCGCGCCGTCCGCTAGACGGCTGGTTCGAAACTCACGGTGACACGAACTCCCGGCAAGAGTTGGTTTTATTCGCTAAGCCTTAATCGGCCCTCGGCTCCCCAGCCGGGGGCTTTTGTGTTTCAGCGAGTGTTCCAATCTTCAAT